TGTGTCACACCCTGACCTATGTCATAAAGTGCGTCCACACGTCTTTTCAGTTCCTTGTCGGACAGCTTCACCGCAGAAATTTCAGCCGTGTTTTCAGCTATCTTTGCAACTGCCGTCACGTAGTCATCAGGCAGGCTATCAGCTACCGCCTGTGCTGTCTGTGCCGCAGTTTCAGCAGCAGCTCTGTCCTCTGCGACCTTAGCGGCATGGTCTGTCACTGTAGCCTTATCCGCTGTTACCTGTTCCGCAAGAGTCTGAACAGCCTGTCTGTCTGCCGCAGTGCTGTCAGCATTAGTCTTGGCTGTCTTTGCATAGCCTGCTGTTATGGTCTTATCAGCTTCGGTCTGCTGTGCTGATGTAGATGCTTGGGCTGCGGATATTTTAGCGTTATTCTGTGATGTGACTGCCTCAGCACGTGCAGTTTCTGCGCCCTGCCTTGCGGTATCTGCCTGTGTTGCGGACGTTTCAGCCGCTGCCTTTGCGGTTTCAGCACGGTTTGCCGCCTGTTCTGCTTTGTCGGCTGATACTCCTGCGGTGGTAGCTGATTTCTCAGCGTTTTCTGCCGCTGTAGTAGCCGTTTCTGCGGCGGTGACGGCTGTCTGCATATCTGCGTG